ACTCATTGGAAAGAGTCCAGAATGACAATCGTGGGTCTATTAGACTGATTAAGGATAGCAATGGAAATGTAGAAACAGTTCGCCTTGACGATTTAAATTTGACTGAGTTAGACCTATTACATTTAGACTTAGAGGGACATGAACCTGAAGCACTAGAAGGTGCGCTTGACACCATAAGGGAATTCAATCCTGTCATAATTGTAGAGAGATCAATCTATCCAAAATCATATTTAAAAGCGACAAAAATTCTTCGTGATTGTGGGTACAAACCTTTTAGAAGCATTGATGAGTACCCTGCCAAATCAGAACATAAGAACACGGATAGAATAAACATGGATGCTATTTGGATTCCATAAAGGAGATTATATTATGAGCGTGATGGATAAATTAAAGAAGAACAGCAAGATCAAAGCAGCGGAGACTCTGTCTGATTCTAAGTTCTTCGTAGAGCGACCATTGATTGACACAGGTGTACCGATGGTCAACGTTGCTTTGAGTGGTGACATTGATGGTGGTCTATCCTCCGGATTGACTGTGCTCGCTGGACCAAGTAAACACTTCAAGACTTCGTTCGCTTTGTTGATGGCAGCAGCATATCAGAAAGCGAAACCCGAGTCAGTCGTGTTATTCTATGATTCAGAGTTTGGTTCACCCCAAGCATACTTCAAGACGTTCGGTATCGACACCGACCGTGTACTGCATACTCCTATCGCTAACGTCGAGGAGTTGAAGTTTGACTTGATTGCTCAGTTGGAAGCACTTGAGGCAACCGACGATGTAGTAATCGTGATCGACTCTATCGGCAATCTAGCATCGAAGAAAGAACTTGAGGATGCTATCAATGAGAAGTCAGTCGCAGATATGTCAAGAGCGAAAGCATTGAAGGGTCTGTTCCGTATGGTTACGCCATACCTGACTATGAAAGATATCCCGATGCTTGCTATCAACCACACATACAAAGAGATTGGACTGTTCCCGAAAGATATTGTATCAGGCGGTACAGGCATCATGTACTCTGCTGATAATGTGTGGATCATTGGTCGTCGCCAGAACAAGACTGGTACTGAAGTCACTGGTTACGATTTCATAATCAACGTGGAGAAGTCGCGTTATGTTAGAGAGAAGTCAAAGGTTCCTGTCTCAGTTAGTTGGGAAGGTGGTATTGAGCGTTACTCTGGTCTTTTGGATGTCGCTCTTGCTGGTGGGTATGTTATTAAACCTAGCAACGGGTGGTATCAACTGGTTGATAAGAGCACTGGACAACTCGTTGGCAACAAGGTCAGAGAGAAAGACACAAGAGCAGATACTTTCTGGGAGTCGATCCTTACCGAATCTGACTTCAAAGAGTTCGTAAGAAAGTCCTATCAGATTGGCGGTGAGATTGAAGAACTAGAGTTGGATCTAGAAGATTGATACTTCCTGGCACCTACGACTTATACATTACCAATGTATGTAACCTGCATTGTAAAAATTGCAGTGTCCTTGATTGGAAAGGAAAGCATACCATACATCATATGGATATGTCGGAGGTTGCTAGGATATTTGATAAAATCAAACGTCTCGGCATTGTGTTAGATGAGATAAAGATAGTTGGCGGTGAACCGACCTTACATAAACAGTTTCCTGAGATAATAGAATACATACTGAGTCAACCAACACAAAAATCTCTGACAGTGATCAGCAATGGGTTGAACCTGACCGAGAAGGTCATAGAAACTTTGACCACAGTCGATAAGGTTATATTCTCAGTCTATCCTGGGATATCTGCTGAGGAAGAGATAAAACAGTCTGGTATTGAAGACAGACTAAAGGATGTAGAGTATTGGCACAATGATGAGTTTCAATATTTCGACGAACCATCCAAGGTTGTCAGGATATTCGGCACCTCTCCTGCTAAAAATTGGAACAGGTGTTATCTCAAACATCGATGCCGCACCATAACTGACGATGGATTGTATCGCTGTGTAATAGCAATGAACAAGAGATCTGATATATGTGAGTGGAACGACGCTGAAGAATTATTACAGTACATGGAGAGTGATGTACCTCTGGAGGCATGCAGCGATTGTAGTTGGCCGCCCGAACAAAAACCATGGAAGAGTTTGAAACCAGAGATAGATAGTAAAAATTACAACAAAGGTTTAGAACTGATAAGGAGTATAAATGTTTGAGTATCAATGTAAGATTGTCAAAGTAGTAGACGGTGATACAGTCGATGTTGATATTGATCTAGGATTCGATGTTGTCCTACGAGACCAACGTATCCGATTGTACGGTATCGACACGCCTGAGTCGCGCACTCGTGACAAAGAAGAAAAGAAATATGGACTGTATGCCAAGAACTATCTGAAGAACGCACTTGGTAAGACAGGTATCATTCGCACCAAGAAAGATGGACGTGGCAAGTTCGGTCGTATCCTTGGTGAGTTTATAATCTACGACGGTGAGACTGACTCATATCGCAGCGTCAATGCTATGATGATCGAGAAGCACATCGGTGTAGAATACCACGGACAATCTAAAGATGAGATTGCCGAGCAACACATTAAGAACCGAGAGTTTATTGATGTCTGATACAGATAAAATCCTTGACAATATCATAGAACATAATCCTAAACTGGACGCGATCACTATTGTAGGGACTGAAGAATACGAATATGTTGATGCAGCAGAGCATGAGCATTATCTTATTCTACCTGACCCGATGGTAGACAGCGACCAGAGCGATACAGCATGGACCATGTTATTGTTACAAGATCCATACAAAGACTTCTTGGTTCGAGTGAGCGATATCATTACAGAGGGAGAGGACATTCAGTTTGATTGGGAACCTCTGTCTATACCTGAAGACGCTGATGAACCTGAAGACCATACTCACTTCTTAAATTATCTCACTGGGTGCATTGCCAATCACATGCATGAGTGCTGGTTGAATGGTGCTGTTGAGATGAGGGATGAGGATGGTAAATTGATCAAAGAAGTTTCGGAGGAAATAACTGTTGAACAGTGATATGCAAAATATGATACTGCGTTCGTTCTTTACTAACGAGGACTACATGCGCAAGGTTGTCCCATTCATGGACCCCAAATACTTTGAGGGAGTGGGTCAACAGCTGTTCAAAGAGTTCGCCAAGTATGTGGCAAAGTATAATGGCATCCCTTCTATTGATGCATTCAAGGTATCGCTACAGGAAAGCGAGGAGACGTTCTCTGAGGAAGCATTCAGGCATGCCATGGATATCCTGCCTGATCTGTTCCGCAAGGATGCTGACACTGACATTGACTGGTTAGTAAATAATACCGAAAAGTGGTGTCAAGACCGTGCTTTGTTCAATGCAGTCATGGAATCTATCTCTATCATTGATGGTAAACATAAGACTCTGACCAAAAACGCACTGCCTGATATCTTATCGAAGGCACTTGCTGTTACCTTTGACACTAACATCGGTCACGATTACTTACAGGACGTTGAAAGACGATATGACTTCTACCACACTGTCGAGGAGCGTATCCCCTTTGACCTTGACTATCTAAACAAAGTCACTAAAGGTGGATTGCCTAACAAGTCATTGAATATTATCCTTGCTGGTACAGGTGTGGGTAAGTCACTGTTCATGTGTCACTGTGCTGCGTCAGCGTTATCGCAAGGCAAGAATGTGTTGTATGTGACTATGGAAATGGCAGAGGAGCGTATCGCTGAACGTATCGACGCCAATCTGTTAGACGTGTCACTCGATCAGATCTCTACACTGTCCAAGGATATGTTCATCGGTAAGGTAGAGAAGATTGCTGAGAAAACACAGGGCACTCTGGTGATCAAGGAGTATCCTACATCACAGGCACACTCGGGTCACTTCCGTGCACTGATGAATGAACTAAAACTGAAGAAGAAGTTCGTGCCTGATATTGTATTCATCGACTATCTGAATATCTGCGCGTCCTCTCGTATCAAGTCTGTAGGCGGTGCAGTGAACTCATACACGTTTGTCAAGGCAATCGCCGAGGAGTTACGAGGTCTTGCTGTTGAGTTTAACCTGCCTATCATGTCAGCAACACAGACTACACGATCAGGTTATGGGTCATCCGATCCTGGTCTAGAGGATACGAGTGAGTCATTCGGTCTACCTGCTACCGCTGACCTGATGCTCGCGCTGGTGTCTAACGACGAACTCAACGCACTAAATCAAATCATGGTCAAGCAGTTGAAGAACAGATACAGTGACCCGAACATGCATAAACGATTCGTGATCGGTGTGGACAGGAGTAAAATGAAACTGTTTGACGTTGAAGATCCAGAGCATGAGTTGATAAATGACGTGGCATCTGGTAAAAAAATACCTGAAGAGGACGTTCCTGCGTTCGATTTAACTAATGCGGGTAAGAAAATAAGTGCAGAGGGTTTTCAATTCAACTAAATAACTCTACAATTTTCTTTCTCTAGGACTCCAACTAATGTTACAAGACGACGCAGAAGTTGAACTTCAGGTAGAGGTAGCAGTATTGAAAACTAAAATCGAACATATCGACGAGTCGATGCACGAACTGAAAGCGCAACTTGATGGTATTGAATCTCGTCTTGTACGAGTTGAGCGTATTACATACATGGTTCTCGGTGGTTTGGTTATCCTTCAGGTATTACCAACCATTCAAGGGTTCCTTGGCGTTTAATATTGGATCCGCTGACGCATACACTCATTGCCACCTTATTGATAGCAGGAGCATATTACACAGGCAGATATCTAGGAGGAAGTGTAGGATTCCAATTAGGATATCAAGATGGTTCCGCTGAAGGTGGTATGAAAATAATTAAAATCCTACATGATGAAGGGACATTCGATCAAGAAGAACTTGAAGAAGCACTTGATCGGTGGATAATGAAGCATAGAGAACATTATGTAAATCGAGGTGATAAATTATGAAAGGCACTGTTGTAACTTTGGTAACGCACATTGGAGAGATCATTGGTCAGGTAGAGGAAGAAACTCCTGATTCATTTGAACTCAAAGATCCACGACTATTTGTCAATCAAGCAGAGGGTGCAGGTCTTGCTCCTGGGATTTGTTTGACTGGCATCAAGGATCCGACTGGTGGTGTGTTTTACAAGGGCAGCATTGTTGCTGTGGTAGTGACTTCTCCGGAACTTGAGAAAGCATGGCGACAGCAAACAAGTGGAATTATTTTACAATGAACGGAAAGGGTGACATGCCGAGACCATTCTCGGTAAGCAAAGAGCAGTTTGATGAAAACTGGGATCGGATCTTCAGTAAACCTAAACAAACCATGCTACGCGAAGTCAACTACGATAATATGTGGAGACACTCGTGCACCGTGGATATGACTGTCGTGTGGCTGGGTAAGAACGAAACCTGCGACTATTGTGGCGCATGGGAGGAGGACGAAGAATGAGCGAAGACATCTTTGACTTTGGTTTTACAGCGGTTACACTCGACGAACTTGAGGTCATTCAGGAAACCACTGCGCAGTTGGAATCAACTACAGCAGAGGCGAGTGAGGTCAAGGCACGACTCGATAACATCTACAAGGCAATCCAACCACTTCTGAATAATCTTAAGAAAGACCCTGAGCGAGACTATATCTACTGGCCGGAGCGTCTGACTAAGATAGAAGCATTCTCGGATCACATTGACAAACTATACATGGGTTGACATTTGACCCGATCTGAGTATAATATTATATTATGCTAGCAAAAAAATACAAAACACCTCTCCGTTATATGGGCGGGAAGTCACGTGCCACCAAGACACTGTTGAACTTCCTGCCCAATGTCATGATAGGCAAATACGTGGAACCATTCGTCGGTGGTGGTTCTATGGCATTTGCCTTCTCACGTCAGTTCCCTCACGTTCCTATTCATATCAATGACAAGTATTATAATCTGTATTGTTTCTGGATTACGCTCCGTGACCGTCCCTCAGACCTCGTCAATCGCCTTCTGAGCGTCAAGAGTGAAGCACATGACGCAGTGGGTCACCGTAAACTTTTTGACGACTGCAAGGACTATTTGACAAAAATAGACTGTGGTCAACCATGGAATAATACATTCGAGATAGGTTGGCGCTGGTGGGTATGTAACAAGTGTTCCTTCTCTGGTCTCGGAGAGTCCTCAGGTTTCAGTGAGCAGGCATCCGTATCAAACTTCAGCGAGAGTAATATCCGTGCACTGCTTGAGTATGGTGCACACATAAAGGATTGGAAGATAACGAATCACGATTACAGTGACTGTCTCATTGATGATCCTGGGACATTCATCTATCTCGATCCTCCCTATGCCAAGGTCGGTAAGGATGGCAACTCGTTTCTCTATGGTCGTAATGGTGACATGCATAAGCACTTCGATCATACCGAGTTTCATACACAGGTTTCTTTCTGTCAGGCACCCATGATGATCTCTTACGATAATAATAAATTACTGAAAGAGATGTACTCTGACTGGGAGCAGCACACCTTTGACCTCACATATACATTACACTCGGGTAAGAACTATCGTGCTGACGAAAAGAATCGTAAAGAACTTCTGTTGATGAACTATGGCAGTATACTGTCCTGACATTCCACTCACCTTCGTTCATATCCCGAAAACTGCCGGATCCGCCGTGTCCGACTGGTTAAAAACCCACGCACACGCCACCGACTTCCTTCCACTCTCTTTCGGTAGTATGCATTGGGAGTTTAGTAAAATAA